GATTACTACAAGAAGAATCCAGTTGGAGTAAACAAAGATGGTCTCATGAAATGGTTGCACAAACTCGACGGGGACGTCAAAGTCAACAAGCTTATCAAACTCATAGATGAAGGCCAAACTGTCTTCAGTGTAGCCATGGAAGACCAACCTGGAAATTTGTACGAACTAACTCTCAAAACAAACCCAAAGACCACTGTGACAACGGCGCATCAAACCCAAATACAAAAGCCTCAAGTGGTTGTGGCATCGCCACCAATGATAACAGCCATAATGTCACACATAGGACAAGCAATACAGAAGAGGATTGAATCGTTGCTCCTACCACAAGTCATAGTGCCGTGGAGCAGGAATTCAACCAACCTAGACGCAGCTCTGAACTACCATCTGCATACCATACCTTCAGGAGAACTCAACTTGGTGGAGATAGACTTATCAGCATTTGATAAAAGTCAGCTAGAAGCAGCACACAGGTTCAAAATGAACATGTATGAAGATTTTGGAATGGAAAAACAACTGTTGCAGATGTGGGATAAAAACCACATACTGACATCCAATAAGCATTTCAACACAGGGACTGAGTTCAAATTTCTGTACCAGCATAAATCAGGAGGGTTTGACACTCTGTTGGGCAACACACTCTACAATGGAGCAGTGCATGCCGTTGCCTACCGCTCAGTGCCCAAGATGCTGGCCCTAGTCGGAGATGATTCAATATTTCACAACAATTCAGAAATACCACAAGAAGTCATAGAAGCAACATTTGCCGACATGGGAAATTTAGAAGCAAAGAAAGTGACGAATGTGTCAGCATACTTTTGTGGAGGGTTCATTGTGCAGGACCAAATTACAGGTACCTACTGTCTGGCAAAGGATCCAGTCAAGGTGGCGTACAGGCTGGGGTCATATGCGGTTAGATCAGAAGAACAACTAGCTGAGAGGTTCATTTCGCTCCAGGATGAAGTGAACTGCTGGAAGAGGCCCGGTATTAGAGTACCGCTGGCCAACGCAGCAGCAGAGAGGTACGGGTGTCCTTATGACATAACCCCTCTCATGGAATCTATCTTGGCAATAAGCAGGTCCTGGGTTAATTACATCAAAATGTGGAAATTGCCAGCATCATTTAGACCAAAGAAAGTCAACAGATATCTCAAAAGGCTCGCCAAAACAAAAAGTGGCCGCATGGTAGCTGGTTTCCTGGCCACAGAAGGATTTGCTTAATGGACCATAGAACTCCCGGACTACAATTGTACACACTGCCTTATAACCATAAACAAGTACACTTTTATATACCGCCTTTAAAATCAAAAATGGAAAAATTACTTCTTGCCATCATAGGGGTCGCAACACTTACGACCTGTCTGAAAGCAGCCGAAGTCGTGGTAAAAACAACGGGAGGAATGAGTTCTACGAACATTTTCCTTGATGAGTCTTGTTCAACAGTATTACAATGGGCGGAAGAACCCTTCGGTGCGGATTTCCCGGCCAAACAAGCGTGCGTGGTATACGTCGGAGTCAGCACCTACTCGTTCATGAACGGGTCGGAAGTATCCCACGTTGCCGTAGAACAGTCTATAGCAACCTACGCCGTCACTCAAATAATAAATTACAGACTCAAGAACATACCATTTGAGGTTAAAGTCAACACAGTATATGAGGGTGCATTATCTAACGCCCTCGTCAGTACAGGATTTGATTTCAGCACAGTCGAAGTCTGCGGCGCCAAAAGTATCAGAACGTCAGGAAAAGGACTAACTAGGTACGACTGTTGCTTAAACAAGACATTGGAGACTTGTATATACTTCGCTACAATGGACACCCAATTTCTGCCACAGTCCACCACAAGATGCGTAGCGTCTTATGTGGGGTACGGATCAGTGGCCAATACACCATGTGCGGAGTATTACCAGTACGAGAGTGCTTACTACACGCCAGTCATGCCGGCAGGGTCTAACGTATTTACGGATTTTGGACAAACACCAGTGACTTACACCTTTGACTGTTATGTCGAAAACTGGTCAAATTATAGGACATGGACATACGCCTATGACTACAAAGAGAAACTTGCCGAGTGTGACATCGTGTTTTACGCATTCTACACATATGAAGACACGGACTTTCGAGAACCTCACGACAAAACGAACATAGAACAGATGGTAGCCGATGGACACAAAGTAGTGTGGACTATAGGAGGTTGGAATTTCGACCCCATAAAAGCGAACGAATTTTGGTTGGATAAGTTCCAACAATCACTGGCCAAGATAGTCAGAATAGTTACTGATTACAAAATGTATGGAATTGACATAGACATAGAATGGCCAGGTCAGAGGGGTCTCAGCACCACATCTAAAACCCAAATGATACAAAATTTTGCTACCGCCTGCACTACATTACAAGCAGCAGGTTTCAAATGTATGATAGGAGTCCAACCTGTAGGGACACCATACGACCCAGACTACTACAACGCCATGCACATGGTAGACCAAGTCAATGTTTTTGGTTACGACATGGCGGGCTGTTTTGACTTAAACCACATAGGAGACCAATCGCAAATGCTACCAACAGAACAAAATCAGTGGTCTCTTAAGACAGCTATGGACAACATAATACAACATTTCCCCGTAGAAAAAGTCGCAATGGGAGTTCCAATATACACTAGGGGATATCTTATTAAGGATAACAAAGCGGTGGGATGTTTCCCACCAGCTAACTTGGCTGGGTTGAGGGAAGACGGAGTAGACGTCCTGAGAGAACGAAGTCCAGGAGGACAGATACTACCTATGTACTGTCTAACAGACTCGCTATCGTCTATCCAGCCAAGCGCTACTAACCCAGTGGGGAAAGAGTGTGTGGGTGTGGTAGGAATAAATGGTACTATCTATCACTACAACATACCGTTCGGAGACACCGACACTATGGAGGAGTTGTCTACCTATATGTATGATAACTACGGTATGACCAGGTATTTCTCCTATGCTCACTCGATGGACCCCCATGTGGGTACTAGACTTAAAAACTCACTGATCAAACGTAACACCAGGGCATATGTGTCGACGCCGGCTTACTCTTACCCTACGACCAGAATGACTGGCGTGGTAGAATGTCCAGGAATAGTGTACTACTCATCCACCCTCGTTGTGACTAATAGAGTTTACAAGGGGTGTATCCGTCCAGACGGTCTATTTTGTTACTACCGGCTCACTGAATTCCAATGCATACCAGACACTGCTGTCTCTGCGCCGCCAATCGTCACGGAGCGATGTCTCGGTACAGACACCCAGCTATTGGTGCCAGCGACAGCAAACTCCAAAAGGATAATGTGCAATGATCTAAAGTTGTATATAGATCAAGTGTCTATATGCAGTGACAAAATACCAACAATTCAGCCTGGAATGTCGACAGTGATACCCATATCAATTAACAGTGATTTCCCGCTCAGATACAAAGAGATTTACTCAGCACCAGAGTTCAGTTACACCAGTATAAGGATACCGAAACTGTGTGACACCTTCGAAAAACCGTACTCATGTATGGAGTACGTGTGCCGAGGTGACGCAACATGTATGTTTGAGTTTCGCAGAAGTCCATACTTCTCTGTGTGTGCACCAATCACGGAAGCACTGAATGAGTACGATAACCTAATAAACCTTGTAGTCGAAGCCCATAAACAGTTGGAATCAATAAAAGATAAAATTATGAAGGACGCAACTAGGTACCACCTAGCCACCTTGGATCCCGACACAATGAATGCCTATCGTAAGATGACTAGGACTGATAGGGAAGAATTCCTAAAAAGAGATAAGAACCCTAGGTTCTTTGGGTTTATCGTGGCTGGGTTGGTGGGTTTTGTAGGAGCCATGCTCCTTGGAGGAGGTGGAAAAGACTACAGCGGACAAATAAACGCACTCGACCAAAATATAAAAGAAACGAATAACAGAGTCGATGTCACGAACAAAAACGTGGAAATGCTCCACGGAGCAGTTGTTAATTTACAAGCGGATCTGCAGGCCTTCGCTGAGGACACGAAGCACGGTTTTGCAGCAGTCGGGGACAAATTTAACGAACTCATACAAGATGGTAATGAGTTCAAAGAAAAAGTCAACCACAAGTTTGACAGACTGGACAACATAGTACTACAGTTAGCAACAGCTATTCAAGATGTAACCAGAAAGCTAGAGTTGGCATCATCTTTGGCAGCGTCAGTCATATCTTACACCAACCACATAGCTGCCCTTACTGCCAGACTTAGAAACTACGCGCTCAAATTATCTAACGTGGCTGACGCTCTTTTACAGTGCCACACCAGTATATCCCAAGGCAAAGTCGACGGATGTACAGACGAACACGGAGAGTTGAATTTAATTACAGTGGAGACACTTGTTATGGACGCAACCAAAGATGTGTATCTAGTAATGGCATACATAAAACGTGTGTCAGTAGAAAAACAAGCTTACAGGGGTTCCAAATCGTACTGTTCAGGAGATATACAGTATATCGCAGCGTCAGAGTGTATCTTCGTACAGTACGAAGACAAAGTTTATCACAAAACACTCGACCTAGACGTTTGTGAGGAACCGGTCGTATCCTTTCCATTCAAGTGCGGACCATACTCTGTCACAATAGAACAAATAGTGCCACCCGTAGGACATATAACGCCGGTGGTTCAAGCCAATGTCACTGTACCCGAGAACACAATACAAGAGATAATAGACAACATCAAGAATAACACAGGACCAATAATAACTACTATAATTTCTGAAGTTGACTTCTCCAATCTAACTCAGAAATCATACAACGAGATAGTCAACCGTATCATACCCAACCTTACTGACTACAAACCAACGTGGGCGGTCATCCCCAGGGCAGTTAGAGCAGGGGTTGACTTAGCAGTAGTCATAGTACTGATAGTAACATTGTTTATCCTTATCATTTTCATGGGGGTGGTTGGGTCAAAAATAAGGAAAATGGAGATGGAGATGCAAAGACAAAGGAAAAGTGTTTAATATACCTCCTTTAAAATTATCATAAAATACAAATACCAGTATCCGAACCAATAATAAAGTATAGGTTCAATGGAATACCAAGAACAACAGTTTTACGGAAGAGGCAGAGCTAGAGGAAGAGGTTTCATCAGTCCAAACTACAGAGGCAGAAATCCGAGACCTTATGGAGGTTATCGCCGCAACAGTCGCTCTAGGCGCAGGAATAATTCAAATGGTAGTGATCGTAGCCGTTCAAATAGTGGTGCTAGGGCGGCTGTTGTGCCTCTTGATATATCAATCGTACAAAGCGTGGATGCAGCCGGCAAGTTGGTCATCCCCCGGTCCAGCATCAAAGAAGGAAACACCATGTTTAATAGACTTGGAGCAAAGTGGGCAGTCGAAGGTTATCGAGGTAGAGTCATGTACTCTATAGACTTCCCACAGGACGCCGAAGCCTATGGATATACCAAGGCGGACGCGGCCGGAAAAATCTTCAAGACTATGAAAGAAGCCGAGGACTGGTGGAAAAGCTTGTGCCCGTTCACAGAAATACTCAGGATGTCCGACACCAATGTGGCCGTGTGCCCTGCCGTGGAACTGATCAAAACAGATAGCAATAAGACAGTTACCAGTGTTGTCTATGTCGACGAGAAATCAGCCGTTGCAGAAAGGGTAACTCAAGTATCAGCAGCACTGGAGAAAGTAAACGTCAAAAAAGACGACGGTTTTGAACTAAACTAATAACACCACCTTAAAATACAAAATGGATACTGAAGAAGTTGTACTGCTTTTTATCATTACATTCATCTTTTTCACAAACCTCCGGCCACGAGAAAAAGTTATTCTTGGGCTACTGGAGGTAGTGACTCATGTTATCATTTTTGTTCTGCTCATGGTCTACACCGGAGTACAGACTGACGGTCTAAAAGCGAGACTCGCGGTCTTAGCTCTAGCGTTGATGGTGAGTAGTGTTAAAATTGCTTATTATATTTTTAAATGTGTCTGTGTGAGTAGAATGATAGGGATTGGGGAAATTTTCTGGGCTAGGACAAATGGTATAATCATAAAAGAAAATTATGTTAATTTTCCTCAATTCACAAGGTGTGTTCACCTAGCAATATCAGAAGTAGGGGATGGTATAGAAGTTAGGAACGATAGGGTTATCGTACTCACAAATAAAACAATTAGGCCAACCTTCGAACTTTATTACCACACAAAATGGTACGTAGTCAAGATACCTGTAGCCACCTTATTCAACCGAGTAAGGGTGTTAGAACAACCACCACCATACACCCCGTAGTTATACGTTCTTTAAAAATCACATAGCAACATGTCCGGAGTATACGACGACGCTCTCAGCTCCATCCAGGAAGCTTTTAGAAGCTATATGTATGCTTCTACTATAGCAAGTTGCGTTATCATAACTTACATATCATGGAGCCTGAGCCGGGAATTGTTTCCTATACTACAAACAGGTTTTGTTTGCAACGCAATACACTACCTGTTAACAGCAGCAGCAGCTGTTCATGTAGTCATACTCTACTTTCTAACACCAGGACATGAAGGGGTCACATATTGGGCTCTTTGGTGCTGCGGAATGACATTGGCATTCTTGGCATTTTGCTATGCGATTACGTATCTCTACACGTTTATCAAGAGACATTTCAAATATGGGGATTGGAGGATTTCATTTGCTAGTTACAGATTTATAATGGTAGGTCCCCAAGTAATCTCAGTCCCTAGTTTTCCTAAGATACTCTCATTTGCTGTCGAGAAAGCATCAGCAGACGGAGTAGTGGTTTCCAATTTTAATATAGATAAACTCAGAAAATGTAACGGAGATGTTTCGACCAAACAAGTGGTGGCTATGATGGGGTCTTGTGCAAAAGAGTACACGCTAGTCAAATCTTTAGAAGTAGACGCATACCCCAATGTGACATTCCATATATTCCTCCTAAAACAGAACGAATTCAAAGGATTTCTTACCCTCCCATACGACAGAGATGTCTTTTCGTAAGTTAAAAATTCAGATAACACTAGCAGGGGACAAAGTCTTTTTCACTAACGTAGAACAGAGATGCAAGACTAAAATGGTAGCAATAGGGGGATATTTTAAAATAGATTCATACCTCAGCCCAAACGGGCCGATTAAACCTAGTTCAGGGTTGATAGACTTGGAAGTACAGGGATTTGTTTATAAATCGAAAGGGGTATTTAAAATGGAGGGTTACGGTTTTCCATTCGACATGGAAGTGGAGCAGTGAATCACCGGCACCGCACACTGACAATCAAGAATGGTAGACCGAGAAATAGTTTAGGTAGTGTATAAGAATAGAAGTATGCATGCAAATTGTAAATATAGAATGTGTAAGAAAGAAAGTGACTGCGAGGTCGTTCATTGTATATATTCATATCATTATATGTTGTAAATATTCACGCACGACCAAGCTGGAAATAAAAATCTATAAAAACACAAAAACATATAAAAATTTATAAAAATACAAAAACAATATAAAATTATAAAATACAAAAATATATGTATTATAAATATGTAAAATGAGTGAGTACGTACATACCCGCGGAACACTCAATAATTTAGTAATCAGAAGAAATTTTCAAAAATTTATTTAGACCAAGGTGAGTAGGACGGTAATTACCATACGTCTGAACACTAATCAATTATAAATGGTGAGTAGTCCAAAAGAGATGAACACCATACAAAAATGTCAGAGTAGCTATAAAGAGTGAACTGACTACCCCGCACGGTGAGCGAGGCGA